ACTGATTAGGCTTGTTTTACCCAACCAGAGGCCGTATATGACGTGCTAGGCAACACAGGAATGTTATTGTGTTTGAATGATGGGTCGTTGTGAATACTTACTCTTAAACCAACGGTTGATGCTGTGGCAGTAGTAGATATTTTCATACTGGCTATGCCATCACGCTTTACTGAGTAGTCAAACTGAGCAGCATACGAACCTATGTAGTTCCACATTATCCAGCCGAACACGCTCTGTGCTGACGGTGCAGAGCCACCAGCAGTACCATCGACATAACGCCCTCCAGTAGTAGTTGCAACATTCGTAGCAGCAGGAGGAGCTATCTCAAAGTCTCCATTGTATACAAGGTTGTTATTTACTAGTTTACGAGTCTTTGTAGGAGTATCTCTAGTCCAAGTACCTGATGTTATAGTACCGTTATTGCCGTTGCCTGATGTGTCGTAGGCGATTGTGCCAGCACCTTCAGTCAAAAGGTATTCTGCAATTACTCCGCTAGGAACAGTACCGTTATATAGACTAAGTATTTCTTGGGCTGTTAGCTCACGATTAAATACTCTGACACCTGATAAGTTGCCGATATGTCGGTCAGTCGGTGTTGGTCGTTGACCCAGTGAAGTTACACCTGCGGTTGTAGTAGCTGGGTTAGTTCCTGTGACTACGCTATCAAGTACACCGTTTAGATAAAATGTAACATCATTAGACGAATCAAGTACCGCACAAGCAAATACCCAAGTACCAGGCTGTATAGATGAGCCTGTGCTGTCGTAGTCTTTAACGCCAATGGTAGTGAAGCTCAACTTTTGGGTTGTGGAAGTAGCACCAAAGCCCCAGTTAGCTGTAGCTATCATTTTCTGTCTAGTTGATGCAGTAATAAACTTTGATATTTTTATCCAACCAGCCACAGTAAAACCGTTGGCTAGTGATAGTGTTGAATTGCTTGCAGTATTAGCGTATGCATTACCATTAAAATACAGGCTTGCATTACTATTCTGAATAGTCTGTCTCATGTTAAACCTCTACAGGTTCGTCTACTGCTACTGAAATCTTAGCTTCTTGTGCCTTGTTTACAATCTTAGTAAGTTCGGGGTCTACTGTTACGGTTGAAACAAAGTCTGCTTCAACATCGTTAGCAAACTTGGATAGAATCTCATCTACTTCTTCTTTGCTTTCAACAGGCAAATCTTGGCGAGTGTCAGTCATTACAACTGTAGAACCGCTTAATATCTGAAAGGTTACTTTACCTTTTTCGTCTATGTTGGTGATTTTATATTTAGCCATGATATCTCCTTATTTCCAAAGCAGAGTTATGTCTGCTGTTCCACCGATTGTTGCGTATAGACCTGTTGAGAACTCTACTGCTGGTAGGTTTATCACAATACCTGAACCTGCTGCGAAAGTTATCGTGTTGAATAGGACTGTAGTTGCTGCTGAGGTGTTATCCCAGAGTTTTAGTGTTCCTGATGAGTGTGAGTTTACTACGATACCTTTTAGTACACCAGCACCTGTCTTGATTAAAGCTGATGCTGATAGGTTGGTGTAGCTAGCGCTGTCTTGTATTTTTAGTACGTCATTGGTTAGATCTTCTCCAGCGATTCTAGTAGACAGGCTGGATAATGAATCTGCCCCTGTTGTCACTATGTCGTTCCCTGATGCGTCTTTTGCCATTTATTTCTCCTTTTATTTTCTTCCTACACGAATAACTGTAGTATTATCCCTATCTTGTATGATACCATGTGGGTCAATAATTGTAGAGCCTTTTGGGAATGGATATTGTTTGTAGCGTTCATGGGCTGTGCCTATAACTTATTACTGCTAGTGCTGTACCGACTAGACCAAGGCTGTAGAGCATGAGTTTCTGCCAGTCAACCTCTTTCGGTACGATAATTGCACCATTCTCTTTTTTGTATACCTCTATGATGTCAAGGCGCTCTTTCCATTTTTCAAGTCGAGTAACCCTACCGTTAGTCTTTTTAACTTGTTCAAGGATAGAATCTAGCCGTTCAGAAGTTGAGGCTTCCATTCTGCCTAGTCTTTCGTAAAGATCAGCGTTGGTAGGTTCTTTTGGATTGTCCATTACTTTATTGCCGCCAGTTCTGCGTTATCTGCTGCATCACTCAGAAGTACACCCATAGACCCAGAGATCGTATGAGCAGACAACTGTTCATCCCACACCCCACCCAGGCTTGGTACGGTTGCAATAGCTGGGGCAACAGGTAGTCCATCTGCCCATAGGTCAAGGTTTCCAAGGTCTACTGCTACGCCAGCAGGGTAAGCTATGTTTACGTCATCAAGATAGAAGTAGCGGTTTGTACCAGTAGCGTCAGTTGCACCTGTAATCTTCATTTCCACCTGTCCAAAACTTGTGGCAGGGGTAAACGTCACCGCCAGTTGTTGCCATGCCCCTGCGGATGCGGTTGCGACTGCGGATATCTCAGTGCCGTTATCGTAGGTTACGGTTAGGGTTGGTTTGGTGTGTGTACCAGCGTAGTAGGCTGCGTTGTTGATGTAGACCCATACAGATATGGTCATGGTCTTGTTCTGGATATCACCTGTTGGGATAGTCTGTTCCCAGTGCATGAGGTACGGTGAGTAGATAGGCTCAAACCGCATTGCAAAACCCCCAGAGGTTCTTACGGTGGTGTCGGTTAGCCCTGCACCCGTTCTGACGATTGTCCCGTATGGCATGTGTGTAAAATCGGTGTTAGCCACTTCGTCATAAGTCTGGAAGCGAATCTTTGCACCGTCCGCCCCCTCAGTATCGTTCTGGGTTGGGGACATTGATGCGCCTATTTGTGGGTTGTCTATCACGAAGTCAGCAGCGTAAGGTGAGTACCCAGCAAACCCGACATAGATGTAGCTTATCGTTGCCTCTAGCCCGTACTTCTCATTGGTACACCTGTTGTTAATAATTGCCCCAAAGTTCCAAAAGGCTCTTGTCGAGCGTTCGTGTTGGTTATTAGTCCATGTAACATTACCCAGTACCCCGTCATTACGGATAGTTCCGCTTGCTGCACCCCAGAAGTAGTTGTCTGAGAAAGTAGAGTTGTAGATACCCGATGAGCTCTGGAGTGGGTAGGATGAAGCGTTATAGAAGTAATTGCCGTCAAGTGTGATGTTCTGGATTCTCGTGAAGCCTAGAATACCCCCTGTGAGGAATATATTATCAACAATGGTCTTGAGTGGGAGAACTGGGCCATAGAATGTTCCGACAAGGTTTGTCCTAAAGAAGTGGTTGCGCTGGATAGTCATAGCTTTGGTGTTGTCCCAGCTACATGAACCAAGGGTTGTCACGCTTGTGGTGACACTACCGTTTGTGAGCGCACAATCCTCTATCGTTATGTCCCCTATATTAGCCGATGAGTCGTACCATTGGCTTGTACCGTTTGAGGTTGAACAATAGAAGCCTGTAATCAGCACACCACTAAAAATGAGGCTGTTAGCAGCGTTGAGATACTGAATGATAGTTGCGGTATGGGTTGTCTCAAACTTGATTCCATATCTGTTGAGGTTGAACACATGGCCACCAGACTTTCGGGCGTTGGTAGATATGTTTGGTGATACTGCTATAGCCGTCCCAGCAATCGTGCTTATCGTGTAAGGTACTACCTCAGCAATAGAACCAGCTAAGTCAGCTTTGCAAATGGCTATCTGGTCGTTCACCGCCCAGCCTGTCGAGGTCGAGGTGACGATGTTCGGTTGTGCAGCAGCAGCATCAGAAGCTAAGGTTGTCGAGCGAGTTGTTGGGATTTCACCGTACATCTGGACGTTCATTCTACCGATAACAGTAGCGTTGTTGGCGTTGCCCCCCATACTCAGACCTGAGTTGGTAGCCGTACCAGCAGTAGCAGCAATCACTTTGACTATGGCTTGTTGGGCAAACGGTATGCGGTTAGAGGAGTCTCCCACATGGAAGCCAGAGTGTGCGCCAAAGACAAAGAAGCCGTTTATCGTCATGGTATAACTAGCAGCAGGAGTTGAGTCCCAGACTATCATGCCATTGGCGGTGTAATCACCCGTACTACCCGTACAAGCAATACCGCAGATAGAGTTGGTTGAATCACCAGTCGAGAGTAAGCCGTTAAACTGACAGGTCATATCAACTGTCACCACGTCTTTCGCTATCAGCACATCATTGGTGGCGTAACTGACAGCGGTATCACACCACGTCACATAGGCAATGGCTGTACCGTTTGAGGTTCTCAATGACCAGTTGTTTGTCCCTGCGCCCTGCGAGATACTAAACCGCCACTTAGAAGCGGTGGTGTCTACAGCGTAGGGAGTCCCGAATATAAACGGTTGAATCCATGTCGCCTGCGTGTTGGCTGCCACTGAGTTGCTTATTTGTGCAGCCGTCAAGGTCTTAGTTGCTCGGTCAGTCCAAACGCTTGCCACGTTTTCTTGTAGGACTACGGTTACATCTTTGTTCACATGGCTAGAAGCTGCGAGGTGCAAGATAATCCCCTGACAGTTTCCAGCATTGGCAAAGGTGACATCAAGTGTTCTGGTGCTGGATAGGGCAAGCATGGTCGTGCTATAGGGCGAAAGGTTATACGCTTCGGCTCGATAGAAGCCACTTGCTGTTGCGAGCGTGGTTGCTCCGTTTGATACGATAACTGCCATTAGATAGTCTCCTCATACGCATCACACACAGCTTGAGCGAGTGCGGTTAGTTCTATTTTGCCGTCACCAACTTCGCCATAAGTAGCAAGGTCGTGGACAACGATATCATCACCGTTACTCATATCCCACGTCACACTCGGAAGCTTAGTGGGGTCATCAAGATTGTGATATCTGCGGTTTATTGGTTTCATGGGAATGTCGCTCCTCTTGTCCCCCAAGTAGGTGAACCGCTAGGTCCAAGAATGGCTGATTGATAAACCGTCGTATAGCTACCCGTTCCTTTGGTATAACTAAAGACTTTAGTAGTGAGGTTTTTACGCATAACGTAGTAGTTGGTGTCGTCATTTTCAAAGAAGAAGTACTTGTATGTACCATCATCTGAGATAGCTTGGATGCCGTAAGCATCTGTAGTTTTCCCTGACGATGCCGAGCCACCAGGTTGCGTCATTCGCTGCCAATCTGCACCATCCCAGACGTAGTTAGCAGTACGTTTTGCTTGGATATTATCACCAGTATCATCTGGGCCAATATGTTCAGCTCTAGCTATTCGTGGAAGCGTCTGTCCGCCATCGTTAGCCATTTATCAATACTCCCTGTTCCTGCTCAATGCGAGAACGTTTTTGGTCAAGTTTAAGCCACTGGTACATCTTGTACCGTGCGTTATCGGTGTGATTCAACCCGAGCATACGTTTCAGGTCGTTTATCTTAGCTACAACTACTGGGTAATCTTTACTGCCTACTTGGTCTGCAATCGCTTCGTAAATATAGGTTAGCTGTTGTCTTGCGATCTGGTCGCCTTCTTTATAATTCTCACCAAAATGTTGCATCAGTTTATACT